CCAGATACAGAGTGTATAGAATGTCTACGCAGCTCAATCTAATTGCGATAGTTGACGCTGGATCATCGAATAATGAGGATATAGTTAATCAAGTTGGGCAAGCCACAGATAAGCTAATACGGGAAGGCAGGCAGCTTGTGCTTATCACTGAAAGTGCTGGCTCCACTCCTATTGATAGATCGCTATGGGAATTGAACGTTAGGCGCGCGCGGGGGGAAATTTACTCAGCGACTGTACACGGATTTCGGAACCAAACTGGAAATCTTTGGGCGGTAAATGAATTGGTTCAAGTAGAGGATGAATTTGCTGGTATAAATTCACGCATGTTAGTGAATTCAGTTGAATTCAACATAGACGCAGACGGCAAATCGACTACACTATCTCTTGTTGGGAAAGATTCATATATCTTGGGACTTGATCCAACAATTAGAGTTGATAAGGTTGATAATCTTGGCATTGGGATTACAGAAGATGTTACAGATATACTTGCTCTTTTGAGGGATCCAGTAAGATAATGGGCGTAGTCAATATGCTTAAGGGTTTGATACGATGGGCTGTCGTCGGTGCGTTTTCCGATGATGATAAGGATTTCCCTATCCATCAAGTCAAGTATATGGGAAAGGTGTCAGATGCTGTTGCATGGTATCCATTTGGTTATCATGCTAATCCTGGTAAGGATGCTCTTTCTATCATGATATCTATGGGATCTAACCCTGAAAACAAAGTTATATTACCAGGCAGCCCTAAGGAAAGGCTTGGTTCAGAACTCCCGACACCTTTGGAAAAAGGTGAAGTGTTAATATTCCATCCTGAATCAGAAGCTTTTGTTCATTTTACAAAGGATGGAGTCATAAAAATGAAGGCTGACAAACTTGATCTGATTGGCGATACTAAAATGTCTGGATCAAGTGCTCAGTTCGTATTTGCTGGAAGTAACTTCAATTTTATTGGAATAACAGTTAGCATTCAGGGATTAGCTTCTATTAAACTCATTGGAAATACAATAATTGAAGGTAGAGATTTTCTAGATCATACGCATTCAGGTGTACAAACTGGCGTTGGAAATACTGGCGGTGTTAACTAATGACTGTTGGAATCGACGCTTGCTTAAAACAAATAGCTGGGGATCTATATGACGTTGATATCGGCGTTAATGGCGATATTTTATCTGTAGATTTTTTCGATACTGCAATCATAGTCAGTTTGTTTGCTGAACGTAGAGCTGATGAATCTGAAGTAGTAGAATCGAGATTGCGTCGTGGCTGGATAGGTAATGAAGGCACTCCTAATTTTGAAATTGGGTCTAAGATTTGGCTTTATGAGCAATCTAGGCTAACTAGAACTGTGATTAATGGAATAACCATAGCTGCTAGACAAGCATTACAGACGCTTGTAGATGAAGGGTTTGCTACACAGATTAAAAGTGTTGATGCTGTTATAACCACTACTGGTATTAGCCTTAACGTTATAATTAATCGACCAAATTCTAAAGTTGATAAGAGATACTTTACTCTGTGGGACAATACAGCATTGCCTTGTTCTGATATACCTAACAATTTCATTTTAAATCTTACCACTGACGATGGTGGAATAAATTTATTTGAAAGATTGGGCTATCCAAGTAATCCAGTTGATATTGTAGTAAATTTTCCAAGTATTTTTATTTCGATACCAATATCACAGCCACAGATTGCTTTTTTAACTGGTGGACCTTGGCATCCAGATACTACAATATTGCTGTTTATACCAGCTGGTGGAGGATTGGTAGGTGGTGGTGGTAAAGGTGGAGATGGAGGTGGAGATCTTGTTGATGGAAGTATAGGTGGAGGTGGAGGTGGCAGCCCATCTTGGGGCTTTGGTGGAAAATCTGATGATGGTGCTCACGACGGTGGTGATGGTAGTTTATTTGGAAGTGGTGCTGGCTCAGTTGGTGCTATTTCTGGTGCTACATCAACTCATCCTGCTACTGATGGAGATAGAGGTTTTGCATGTATTGAAATGTTGCATGCTATATCATTAATAAATCATGGCAACATTTTTAGTGGAAGTGGTGGAGGTGGTGGTGGCAGTGAAGATGTAGGGCAAGGTGGAAATGGTGGATCTTTATTTGGTGATGGGCTTGGCTTTGATGGAACTGGAACCGCTCCTGGAATTGGTGGGATAAGAGGTCCAGCTATCAAAACAAATGGTAATGATGTATTTCTTATAGTTGCTGGCAATTTGAAGGGAGGCATAGAATAATGGCACTTGATGTACCCAAGACAGCAACTGAAGTAGATCAACGTATGAAAGTTGATATTAGTAGGGAAGTCACAAATTCCAATCCATTCTTGAAGAACAGTTGGATTGGAGCACTTGCTACTGCTTTATCCAATAGAGTCTTTGATTTTTACTTTGCCCTCAGAAGAGCAGAGCTTGAAGCAATTCCTGATACTGCTGTTCTCACTTTAGAACAATGGGCTGCTATTTGGAAGGTTCTACGCAAGGCAGCTTCTCCAGCTAGTGGAAGATTAGCTGTGATTGGAACTGCTGGCGGAGTTATTATAACTGGGGCTGATGCTACATCCTGGGTTGCTAGTGGTGGAGAAGTGTACAAGGCAACTGCCGGTGGTAGCATAGCTTTACAATCACTTAGTGTAGCATCAATTATCAGAGTTGGATCAGTTGCAACTCTCACTACAGATAATGATCATCTTATAGCTTCCAACGTTTTGATTACAGTTACTGGAGCTGGTCAAAACCAATATAATGTAACTAACTTCATTTGTACAGTAACAGGCCCAAAAACTCTAACGTATGCTGTAACTAGTTCACCAGCTACTCCTGCTACTGGGACTATACTTCTTGGATTTACTTCTGTATCAATTCCAGTTCAATCTGATGATTTTGGACTAGATCAAAATCAGCTTCTTGATACGGTGCTTACTCTGCAAAGTCCTATCACAGATGTAAATAATAAAGCTAGCATTGATGCTGGAACGCTTGGAAGTGGAGCTGATCAAGAAACTCTTGACGCTTTGAGTGATAGATTTACTAACAAAATTCAGAATCCTATCGCTAATTTTAACGTAAGTGATATATCAGAAGCTGCTAAGGCTATAGCCGGTGTAACAAGAGTATTCATCCAAGAAATAACTCCAGTCGTTGGAGCCGTTACGATTCATTTCATGAGAGATAATGATCCTTCTCCGATACCTGATGCGTCAGAAGTTTTGGTTGTTAAAACAGCTATAGACGCTATAAAACCTGCGACTTCTGATACTCTTAGCGTTATTGTTTCTGCTCCAACTCCAATATCTACCGCGTTTACATTTAGCGCGATATCTCCAAGTTCAGCAACTATGAAAACTGCTATTGAAGATAGCTTGAAACAATTTTTCGCGTCAGATCCGCTAGTTGGTGGGAACATAGTTGAAGAGGCACACAACGCAGCTATCTTCAACACAGTTGATTTGGTTACTGGTGAGAAGTTGGTGAGTTTTACTCTTATGGTTCCTGTGGGGGATATTGTAATAGCCGCCGGTGAAATAGGTACGCTAGGAAACGTCACGTTCACATGATAAAAATTCCCATCGTACTATCGAAGTAGCAACAAGCGCAAGTAATCGCTAATTACATGCCTGGAGGTAAAGCATTTGCAGCTAAAAATATTCTTGGAACGAATATTCGTAAGTGGCTGCTTGGATTCGCTAGAGAATTCTTGAGAGTTGATGCTTTGATAGCTTTGTTCCGTGTTGATACAGTGCCTGATAAGACACAATATTACATCAGCGAATGGGAAAGTGCTGTAGGCATACCGGATGATTGTTTCAAGGGGACTGGCGATGATACTGAGCGTAGACTGCATATAATAATGAAACTAGCAGAATCAGGTTTGCAAACTGGACAAGACTTCATAGACTTTGCGGTTAAGCTAGGCATTCCTATTGAAGTTGAAAGTGGAGCTATACATGGAGCATTCCCGTTTGTATTCCCAATAAAATTTTATCCGTCCGGTGAAGCGGCACATCATACTATAATAGTCAGAGCTACTGAAACTATTGGCGCAACGTTTCCATATACTTTCCCGATAATATTTGGAACAAATGATTTTGCTCTTTTAGAGTGCTTGTTTAAGAAACTGAAACCAGCGAACGTGGATGTAGTTTTTGAAAATCCATTTTAGGAGATAGTAATGCAGGATCTGAACGACAAGGTTACGTCTGGCTCACTAACCGCTACCGAGTGGAATGAAGTTCCCTCAGAGCTACAGAATATTATTACAGATTGGGGCCAAACACTTTCTTCAGCAGACTTGAATCAACTTGCTAAGGGAGTTGCCGCTTACGCTGCTGCGAGTACTTTTTACACTGGTGGCGGTTTTGTTAATGCTTATATTGCTACTCCAATAACTGGTATTCAATCTCCACCTAATTATTTTGATGGGATGATAGTTAAATTTAGAGTAACTGTTAATAACACTACTGGATCTACAGTTAATGTTAATGGTCTTGGTGTGAAAACTATTCTCAGAGAAAATGCTGAAGCCTTAGCGCCTAAT